GCATCTAAATAAACACCATCAGGCACCATTCTAGACAACACCTGTTGAAGTTTTAAATGTGTTAGCTGTATCATATCAGCAAAACCAGTTATTCTACTAACAAGTGATTCTATTTTACCGTTATACATCCTAGGTGCTACAATAGCATAATTCATCTTAACTTTTGTAAAATCACTTTTTGGCCTCATCATGTTCTTTGCCATTTCCCATTTAAGGAGCTTATTAGTACCAAGTATCATAGCTCCGTCATACAAACACTCTATTGATCTTAATACTCTTTTATAATCACGCTGTTTATCAGCTGGTGGGTTAAAAGAATCGTCTTTTGGTATTATTCTTTCTGAGCCAGTTGCAGTTTCTTTTACTTTATAAACTTCATTCATATAAGTTTTATAATTAAAATATAAAACCTGAATAGTGTTATTGTCTTCTTTGTCAGAAGAATATCTTTCGTTGTAGTTTTTCCTATTAATTCTTTTATTTTTCATAATATCCTCAAGTTCAGCTTCATCTAAGTGAGGAAATTGTTTTGCTAATTCGTTAACAGGTATAGATTTAACTTCACCTACATAATATATATCGTCAAAATAAGGAGAATCAGAATATGAGTAAACTAAATTAGCTGGGTCTACATACTTAATAGTAGCTCCTTCTGATGTAGTAAAATCAGTTTTAACAGCGCCAATGCCTAAAACAGTAAGATCATAATAAAACTGTTTTTTAATAAGCTCATATTTATTACCTTCAAAAAGAGTGTTTAAAGCCTGTTCTTCTGCTATTTCTATTGATTGTTTATAACCAAGCTGCATATGAAGCTCTAATTCTTCTTTACTTTCTGGAAGTTCTTCTATTTCACTTTTTCTAACATTTAAATTTAGTTGATCTTGAACAACGTCATTAAATTGTTTTAACCTCATATCTTTAAGTATATCTTCCATATACTTAGTTCTTTTAGCCACACCATAAGGATCTTGTGAATATGCTTTTATATCATAAGTTCTTTCTGCAATACCGTTTACAACTATATCTACAAACTTAGATATAATAGGTACTGGCTTCCAGTCTAAATTTAAATAGGACAAATCACCATTTATAGATAACTCATCCTTATATTTTTGTATTGATTGCTCGCCTCTAGCGTATAGTCTTAGGTTGTGAAAATCATTTTTATTTGCACCGTATCTATTAAGACTTCTAGTTTCATTAAACCACTCTTGCTCTATAGCCTTACCTACCTTTAAACCATAATCATAGCTTAGCTTTTCAACATCGCTTACTGTTTGACTTGGAAAATAATTTTTAGTGCCAGAATATGCCATACTATTATTTAATTATTTGTGAATTTGTTCCAGTGTTTCTATATTTAGAAATACTTATATTTAGTTTTGGTTTTTCAACCTTTGCGTTTGGCGCATATAGGTGTCTGTTATTAGCCATAATAGCTAAACCACTACTTATAGTTGCATCAAACTTTGTTCTTTTTGTAATATCAAACCTACTCCAGTCATTTAACAATTCATTAAAATATAAATTGCCAAAAGTACCATCTTGCTGCATGCCTACATGACCTTGAATATACATTTCAATAGCGGCTGCATGTGCTTGTTTAATATCTTCGCTTGAGTTTGGTATACCACCAACTTCTTTTTCTGCTGTAGATAATTTATTCCAAACTTTATCAGGTCTGTTCATACTATAACCTCTATAACCTCTACGCCTTAAATAATACAAAAGTCTAGGCTTGTTGTTTTCCGCTAATATAGGCATGCCATAAAAAACTAAAGCCATTAAAACATCCTCAAAGAATATTTCAGCTGTAGGTGGTCTTGACAAGTATTCTAAAAAAAAGCTGTTCGCAGGAGCGTCCTCCATACTAAACCTGGTTAAGCCGTGTAGTGCTCCTTTAGATCCTTTTCCATCTACAGTTCCTGATATATCATAAGAGTCACAACCAAATGCCCCCATGTGTTCATTACCAGGATATTTCACTCCGTTTTTAACAACCACTCTATTTTGTAATTGTTGAGGTGGAACCCAACTTACTTTAAACCTACCCTTTGGATCTGGGTAAAATATCACTTGTGTGTCTTTTATACCGCTAACCCATTGAAAATTACCAGTTGTAATACCAAGAGTTCTAGACATTTCTTCATTATAGTCTATTTGCTCATATATTTTTACAAGATTAAATATACTTCCTTTTGCCTCGTCTCTAAAAGCATGTTCAGTTGTTCTTGGAAACTGGCGGTAAAATTCATTTAGTGCGTCAGAATCTCCTTTTAATCCATCAACTTCATTTTGCCAACTATCAATTACGCCTACGTCTATTAATTCACCATCTGGTGCGAGCACATCTGTGTTAGGAGTATTAAAGACTGGAACTCCGTACTCATCAATAAATCCTTCGTAGTTCCACTCCATTGGGATAAACAAAGAGTATAAACCAGACTTTGTTTGACCATTTCTATTTCTTTTTGTGACGTCTGATGCGTTATATAATTTTTTAAAGTTTTCTCCACCTTTGTCTAAAGCGTTTGAGGTCGAGCCCATCATACATTTACCAACTATTCTACTACCTAGTCGCAAACATGTTTTTGTTACTCGCCAGTTATTTAATATATTATCGGGTCTTTCCCATTTACCACTTTCATCATGAACAAGTAGATTTAATTTTTCACCGTCATAACTATTGTCACCTGTGTTTTTCCAGTCAATAGTAGTATCTAATCCTTGTATATCTTCTAGTTGCTCGTTTGCTGTTATTTTTTTTCTGGTAAATTTACTAGCTGGTACCCTGTATGCTAGCTCTGACTTAGGACGATCCATCCCATCTTGTATTGGTTTGAAAAAGAAAGGGTAGTTTATACTAATTGGAACAACTTTGTCAGTAAACATTTTTTTAGCATCAGCACCTGTTTTAGAAAGTATACCATATCTACTATCACTCGATATTGTAGCTAAATTAACTGTTTCAGCTGAAGACATAAAAGAAAAACCAGATCTTCTGTTTTTAAGGTAGCACATACCATAACATCTTTTATCAGCTTTGCAAGCCTCCCAAAATATATAGAATAACCTATTTGCTTCTCTAAAATCTGGTGCACCTACATCTATTTTACTCCACTGTAGGTACATATAATGTGTACCTGTTATATAAGTTGGTTTATTGTTATTTATAAACCAAAAACCTTCTTCTCTACGTTTAAATTCTTCGTCTATATATTCAAACCATTTTTCTTTTTGGTCTTCTGGATAAGCTCTCCAGTCAAATATATTTTTAAGTTTTGATAATTCTTTTGGGTACTCTATTTTTTGCCATTTACCTTTGGGGTGCATGTACACTGATTTCGGTTCAGCCGGCAACCCAATTCGCAAATTTTGAATCTCCACCACTTGTCCAATTTTACCAGTTTTAGAGATAACCACGATATCATGTTCTTTATTGTATCCATATTTCCATTTTTTAGATTTATTAAGACGACTAATAGTCGTTTTTTTAATAGGTTCTATTGTTTTAACTAAACTTTGTTTATACATTACTTAGATCTTCCTTCTGCGAATCCTTTGAATACTTTATCCTTTTTTTCTTCAGGTGCTTTACCATCAAGCATATTTTCTTCTTCTTGAATTCTATTAAGTATTTCAAACGCATCAAATATAGCTAGCTTTTTAGTAGCTGCAGCGTTCTTTAATCTATCTGCACTAACATCGTCTTCTGTGTTAGTAATAATTTTTTCTTTTGCAACGTTGATTAACTCCTCAACTGCTTTATGCCCAGCTTGGATTATAAGCTTCTTCGTTTCCTTGATATTCATATTTAATTGTAATAAATTTAGATAAAACTCGATATAATTTTTGACCTTCAACTATAAATTCATATTCACTATTTGGTGTAAAACCTATAAGAGTGTTTTTTTCTACAGTACCATCAGAGTATTCAACAATACCTTGTAAAGGTTTTTCTTTTTCAATATTAAATTTATCTATAGATTTTAAAGGTTTTACAAAACAATAACCTTTTGGTGATACCCAGTGTTTATTTTTTTTATATAAAAATATTTGGTCAACGCTTATAATATATGTAGACTCGTTAAAATAACTTCTACTATTTCTTTCTATACCTTTAACATCATTCCATCTCCTAAAAACATTATGATGTACTATAACTGTATCACCTGGTTTTATGTTTGTATTACCAATCATAGGTACAGATATAACTATTGCCTCTCTATTAACGTGTTGATGCTTGTATATATCAGTGTTAATTATTAACTCTGTATCGTTAATTTTTTTCGTGTTATTATATCTGCCTCCTTTTGGTTTTACAACAAAGTTGTAAACACTTTTCATTAGTATTCTAGATTATATTCTACAGATACAGCCATGTTTTTATTAAAGTCTTTCCAAGGCAATACATCTTTGTTTTTTTTAATATAAACAGAATATTTGTCTTCTTCTTCTAGTATATCACAAATAGTATGACCTCCATAAACTTCTTGACCAACAGCATAATGCATAGCGTCATTTTTATAATCTTTACCAACTGATATTTTACGAATTAACTTTGCCATTTTCTTTAGGATAATTAATTGTTCCAGTTTGAATATCTATATCAAACGTGCCATATTCTTTTTCAAATTCTTTTTGCAATAATTTTAACTCGTCTCTAAGTCCTGCTATACCATGTAACAAATCATGCTTTCTCAACTCCATAGTACCTAGTTCTAGTTGAGATCTATTCATACTATTAACAGACTCTTGAACTTTTTTTAATTGTTCATCAGTTATTTTTTCTGGTTTGAGGTCCAGAACCTTTTCTTTTTTTGCCATTTTATTTAATTTAAATTAATTTTATTTTATTGACCTTCTATATAGTCAAATATTTCTTTTCTATCTCCTGAGCTAGCAGCAGTACCATCCCATATAAGTACATCTTTAAAAAATCCTATAAAATTAGTACCTTCGTCAAAAGATGCCCCTATGTCACTTATTGTTATTTCACCGGCATCTGTTAGTTGACTACCCATTTGTGTTCCTGTAGTAGTACCGTTTAGAGATTCGTTTCCTCTAATAAACACGTTTAAATTTCCTGTAGAACCATCACTTCTAACAATAATAATTGTAAAGTACTCATCGGTAGCTATAGTTCCACTTGCTAAAGCAAAGTCTCTATTTGTATTGTTTACTTTAGCCCTTAAAGTAGTATTGTTATTTAATCTTAAAAACTCAGTAGATGCGCTACCCATAAGACCACGAGCAGAACTTAAATCAGTAGCTTTAAATCTTACAGCTATTGTAAAATCTGTGTTTGCATCTAAAACAACGTTTGCAGAAAGATCCATAAATTTAATTTGATTATGGAATTTTACACTACCAACGTCTGCCGCGTCTGTTTCCCAAAGAGGTTTATCAGCAGAAGTTGTTTGTACTGCATTTATACTAGTAGAACCAAAAGCGTTCCAAGCATTAATTTTATCTTCATCTGCCATGTTTCCAGCCGCTGTACTATGAGTGATAGAAGTACCACTACTATCTTGATCCGCAGTAATATTTTGATTAACCTTTAACCACAACGTTAAATTTGATAAACTTGCTGGCGTCCAGCTATCTACATATTGACTAGAAGTTACACCGTTACCTAGTCCTAACATTATATACCTACGTAAGCTATTACTCTACCTGAAGCTAGTTTGAAACCAGTCCATCTACCATATATAGTTACACCTTTTGGAAAAGTTTCACTATCAACAACATCACCACCATCAGCGTCAATATCTGTACTGTTACCATCTGAGCTAGGAAAGTTTTGTGCTTCAGCAGGAACTAAACCAGTAGCACCACTATCAAACACTGTATCTTCTAAAAATGTTATTGCTACAAAAACTTTTGTAATTCTATTTACGTTTGAAGCCGGAGTAGCGTCAGTGTCATTACCACCTATTATTGTTATAGCTTCTGTTCCGGCAACGTGTATACTACCTAGTTGACCAAAAGCGTAATCTGTTGGATCTTTAAATGCCATAATTTTTTATTTTTTTACTTTTTCAAATGATCGACCACCAAAATAAGCACCGATCACGGTTATTAATACTAATTGTAATAAGTCAGTCCATTTTTGTTCTACCACAAAGTTAATAGCACCTGCATCTATAAATATTAATAATACAGTTGATATTACTAAAAATGCCAAAACTAATGGTCTGATGTTTTTAGATAACCATGAATCTGACTTCATGTCTG